ACATCTGACTCTCCAACAATGTTACAAGCGTTTGTTAGAGCGTTCTGTTTGATAATGTATTCTTGAGTCTTTTCGTTTTTTGGTGAAGTTGAGTTTTTCTGAAAATTTGAAGCTGGCTTTATCTTTGGATATTTGCCACCAGTATATTCGTAATCTGTTTCTTGACCTATTACGAATTTGGTTTGATTCTGACTTTTTGAAAGATACTGACCAGAATCTCCATTTTCAAATTCTACTTCAAACTTGTACATCAGTCCGTATTGACCTTCCCAAGTTCCGTTTGCTTGTACGTTTTTAACTTTTCCGTTTTTCATTACATTGATAAATAAATTATTCCTAATTGATGAAGTGTTACAAATAACACAAATAAAAGAGCTGTTACACAATAGCAAAATATTGCTCCAGCATTTAGCCATAAAAAGTTTCTAAGATTTTTCATTCATGTTGATGTTAAGTTGTTTCCATAAAATATCTGTATGAAGTTTTCTTAGTAAAAGAATTGACTTCTCAAGAGATTGCTTTTGTCCCTCTGCAAAGGCTTGTGAGATTAGTTGATTCTCTTGTTTATGTACCTTAGCTAGTTCCTCTAAGGCAATGATTTGCTCTTTGATTTCGGCTTTGTATTGGTTGATTGTAGCCTCAACGAGCTCTGCATTGAGCTCTTTTGATTTGATTTCTTTTCCCAGATTGAGAAAAAAGCTGTCTAGTAGTTTCTTTGTCATTGTTTTAGTTAATGTTTAGACTGCGAATATAAAGACTTATTTTTAATTATCAACAATAAAAGTTGACAAATATCAATAAAAGTTTGATTTTCTAGATAGAAAAAAAAGTTGAAAATCTTTATTTAGTACAAAAAAAAGAGCCTTTTAAAGCCCTTTTTCTCACTTTTCAAACTACTAACTAAAACAATTAGATTACTAAAACGCTGCGAATTTAAGAAAAAATGTGTGTTAAATGAGCAATCTGACCATTTTTTTTACAATGGATAAATCCCTCAACCGCTTTTGGGCTTCCAGTATAACCTTTTTGATAGTGCCATGCATCCGTTCCACTTGGGCTTCTTAGGAACTCCAGTGTCACTCCAATATCATCAAAGCTGGTTAAATATTTGTATCGTTGTTTATGATGGATATGATGCAAATACCAATAACGATGCTTAGTCTTTGCCCAAAGCTTTGGTTTTTCTTGAGCCATTAGTAAGGGCAAAAGATTGCTCTTTGCTCCATCTCCATGAGTCAAGCCAATCAAACTCAATCCGTAGGTATAAAACTTCCTATGAATAGGA